TACCGCCTCAAGGAGTAAAATGTTCAACATCAAAATCAATCCGCTAGATGCCTTAGCGGATGCAAAATCAATCATGCTAAGGCAAGGCCTGCACATGATGCACATCAGCCGCACGCATCAGGGGTATCGTGCGGTCAGACCTAATCAAAAACACTTTGGAACGGTGATGGCGGTCGTGTATCGTCACTCCCTGACTATCTAACACACTCCCCTGTGTGTCTTTAGCCCGGTTCGCCGGGCTTTTTTTTGCCTGAAAGTTATCCACAGGGACAGCGACAGTGCATAGCACGTGCATTGAAAGTGTTTTGAATAAGAAAGTGTTTAGTAACACGTACATGCTAAACACGTACGTGTTCAGAACACGTACCCCCTCCGGGACCGCAAGCGGAGCGTAATATTTTTAGATTATTTGGTCAAGCCTTCGCGCACGATCGCACAAAATAATTCAAAAGAAATCTCAGCAGTGCAGTGAAAATGGTCCCACTGATAGGCGTCCCAACCTACACCGCTCCACGGAATGAAAACCCTGATCGGCTGTCTATCACCCTTCACAATCAAACAGGGCGTCAGATCGACTCTCTGTGCCTGTGAGACACATTGCACCCAGAATCTCTCCAGCTTGCCGTGACTGATCACAGCGTATCGTTTGCACTCGACCGCGAACCCCGGCAACCCGATCAAATCGTGCCCGCCATCTGCCGTCTGCATCAGGTTGCGCTTGCAGTCGATACCCAATTGATCACGCAACATGCCCGCGATCTGCCTTTCAAACGCGGCCCCCTTGTTTCTGCCATTGACACTGCTCATGCCGACCTCCGAATGTAGAAATCGTTTGGCTGAACTTCGCCCGCTGTGACCTCCAAAATGATCAGCATGTACTTCGTTTTCGGAATCATGAAGTCATCATCATCCAAGTCCATACACCATCTGCGAACCACGGAGGCATGCGATGCCCCGATCATCTGAGCCAGTGCCCGGTAACTATACCCTCGTTTTTTGCGCCAATTATCTAGTGTCATTGTCCCGTCCTGTACCAGTCTGCGTCACGATGAATCAGACTTCTATCGATGGTTGACATGATACGTCAACGATAATAGGCTGACCAAGTATTTTTCTAAGACACTATATGTGAGCGTGGGATTTTGAAGTTATGCAGGGAGGTTTCCGTGTACAAATGCGAGCGATGGTTGCGGCAATTAACGCACACGCTGGCAAATACACAACCGTACCTGAGATCAAGAACGCCTTCGTGTACTACGGGGGGTCACATAGTTTCGCCAGGTTCTTCGATACTGCCTTAGAGAAATACCCCAGGAATATAGAGATCATTTATGACCGGATTCCTGGGTGGCACACGAGCGTTATTGTGTACGTCAAAAAAGAAATCATCAGTAATTTGTGAGGTGAACAATGGATAAATATGAAGAAGTATTAAAGCACCGCAACAGCCAGTGGCAGGTCGAGCGCACGATAGAGGATATCCTTTCGGCAATTGCTCGCATGTGTGATCTCCTCGACAGGGGAGAGACTGTCGCATCTGTTTCGCGACGCATAGGTTTGGCAGAAGCTAAGGTCCGCAAGGTGTACAGGATACGCAACAGAAGAATGCGGTCGGCGCTCGATAACTTCTACGCGGAAGTGCTGACCCCTGTAAAGGTAGCCCCCAGGAATGCATCGCCCCGAGGTGCGCGTCGCGTAGAGGGAGTGATATCTCCCAGAGGCAAAGGAAAAAAGTATGTTGCGAACCTTATCAATGAGTTGCATGGGGGTGCGTCATGATCATCCCTGATTGGGCTAGGCGTCACAAGTATTGGTGGCACTCCAATATGAAGAACCGTGACCAAGCAAAAGTGTTCTTCGATAAGTGTGTGGTGCGGCCTAAAGTCAAGGCGGCTTGGGAGGTTATCAAGAATCCAGACTCTGATAACGTGCACCAGGAACAGGCATGGGAAGTGATCTATCGATTGGACCAAGGGTACAATGGTTCAGATAACGCGAACATGTTGTGCGGTAGGCTAGTCCAGTCTGCCTGCGATGCCATCTTACTGGAGGGCAAGGAGCCAGCCGAGGTCATGGCATCTACGTATCAGCAGTATATGAAATATATCCCGCGCAACTGGGACGACGGGATCGATGCGGCAAAGTGGACACAGTACGAGACCGAGTTAGAGAGCGTAATACAGAACGCATTGGTCGGTCTTCGTGAAGTCATGGCTGGCACTGAGATCTTCGGAGAGACAGAGTTGTATGGGGCGTTACCCGGCAACGAGCTTGGGCACAAGAACCTGCCTGATTACGCAGGCGTCGGTGACCTCAAGACCAAGTGGTCCAGCCGTAACTCTCGCACGAAGAGCGGGTTCGCCAACAACAACCTACCCAAAGATTTGAGTGGACGCTTCGATATTGCGAACGTCTTTCAGGTTGCCGGTGGCTGGGCGATCAATGGGCGGAAGCCGGTGTGGCTACTGTACGTCAACAAGGATGACTATAAAATCCTCAACCAGGATAACTGCGATCAATTGAAGCCAGAGTATTTGGAAGATGTTGTGAAGCAGATAAGGCTGAAGAATCGTATCACTGAGAATATGTTGAAGGCCGCGAGCACCCCGGAAGAGTTGCTGTCTTTGGTCTATCCCGACTGGGATAACCTTGGATGGAACGCACCCGAGGGATATCTACAAGAAGCGAAAGCAATATGGAGCATCGACTAATGGAGACTAAAAAGAAGTGGGCTGAGACTATGGCCCATGTCGCTGAACTGAACAAGACGCATGGCGTTACACAGAAGGGCGGCAAGTTATACACGCAAGTGGTCCATCGTATGGAGGCATTGCGGGAGCATCACGGGTTAGGTGTTGGTGTCGCGACAGAGATACTTGTCGATGACGGCACTCGCGTTGTCGTGAAGGCGACCATCCACACGAATGACTCGCCTGCTGTAACACTTGGCACCGGGCATGCAGAAGAACTGCGAGGTGCTGGCCTTGTCAACAAGACATCGGCTATTGAGAACTGCGAAACCTCTGCGATCGGACGAGCACTCAGTGCGATCGGCCTCAGTGGTGGAGAGTATGCCAGCGCCAATGAACTCGACGGCGTTGAGCGTAAGACGCAGGCAAAGTCTCAGCCTGCAAAGAATGTGCACACTGGGGCAGAACTGGCACAAGAGTACATACGCCAGATCAATGCCGTGCACACGCTAAGTGAACTGCAAGGTTGGCTTGGCGCAAATGCCTCGGGCTTAGAAAAGTTTGAGGGTCAAAACAAAGCAAATGCGGAGTTAGTGAAAAGTGCTGTCAAGAAGAGATCGGGGGAGATCGCTGACTCCCCAGGAAAAGGAGAGGTTCCGAGTGATGGTGGGGCACCCGCCCCAAACGACGACCCAACCCCAGCCCCATTACCTAACCCAAACACAGAAGACGAAATACCGTTCTAACAAAGGAGAGAACACCATGCCAAGAGCACAAGTATCAAAAGCAGAAGTGAAGTTACAGAAAGACATGCTGAAGACTGACACCTATCAGGTGCAGTGCTGGCTACAGTTGGACAACGGATGGGATGAAGCGTCTCGTCGCAGGAATCCAATGACGGCAGAACAGCAAGCAGTCGTCGATCAGATCCACAAGCTAATGCATGACAACCGCATGCAGTTGCAGATGACGATCAAGCAACGGATACCTGGTGGTGATGTGAAGACATTCCCGGCAACATGCTATGCGGATCTGTATGTCAACGAGCCGCAAGCTCCACAGCAATCGAATAATAACGGTGGTAACAATGAATCAAGCTGGACATCACTGGCTTAAAGCAATTAGGCAAGCGTGGATTGCAAACAGGATGGACATTGACAGGCTCGACCTTGAGTACAGGAAGAAGCCTGAGAACCAATCGATATTCCTGCGCAATCCAGACGCTGTACTTAAAACGGATAGTCGGAGCAACAAATGAAAATGATTACAGTCATGCTCATCTGCGCCGCACTGCAAGGATGCTCCGCTTTCAGCGGGGCATCTAAGACTGCGAGCGCAACACCAAATCAAAAGCTAGTACTTGAAGACACGCTGTATGCGATGTCGAGATCAGAAACAATTGACGCAATCAAGGAGTGCGAAACATCAGGACTCAGAGCCGTCCCTATATGGACGAAACGAGCAATCAACGGCAGGCCTACATCGATTGTCGTCGATGTAACCTGTGCTCCACGATGGATGCGTTAAGCCGTGTTCTCATTCCTCTTGCTGATAGCCCTTGCTTTTGCACGGGCATCAGCTTTACTGGATGCACCCCAGGCATTCAAAGATAGAAGCAGTCGAGTCGGTTCGCCGTCCTTCTTCTCTGGTCCTTTCATGTTACCCATCCTCGCTAAGAAACTAGCACGGCGGGGGTTGTCTCCCTCCTTCACAGGGGCTTTCAAAGTACCACCCTTGTAGGAGTCGCGGCCCTTTTGGTTCAGCCCACCCTTTGGGTTCTTGCCTTCCTTGCGAGTCCATGCAGGAGAGCTAGCCATTGTCCTTATCCTTCTTCTTAAAGCCGCCGGTCTTGCGCCGCATCATAGAGTAAGTCTTGTCGCTAATCGTTGACTCACTCGCAGGGCGCGATGTGCCTTTCTTCTTGCGCTTATTCATGTTCTCGTAAAGACTCATGTCAAACCTCCAACGTATCTTCAACCATTGCAGTCGCCAGGCGTGTAGCTCGCTGACCAACTTGGTCTGCCCAACGGCTGTCTAACATTTGAGCGGCGGACTCTTCATGGTCCCCGCTTTCTAGTGCGGCAATCATATTCTTGAAGTTTAGGAATCGGCTGATGCCGAGATTGAACACCATATCAACTAGGATTCTCTGGCGCACTTCGCTCAGGTCCCTCCACCACGGGAGGTTGTCGTCCAGTTCCTTGGTCACTCTCAGTATGTCGTTGTCCAGGAGATACCTGGCCTCGTCTTCGGTGATGCCTAACTCTTCGACGTTGCGCCCGACCCCGAGCGTTATGAATCCTGCACTGCATTGGTAACTCTTTAGCTCTAAGCCTTCATGTAGAATTAGTTGGTCTTTTAACTTATCTACGTCCATATCCATATACCTCACTTACTTCTTCAGCCCCTTCATTCCACGCAAGCCAAAGCTTGCCGCGATGCTTGCGTACACTGCCCACTGAAACCAATCAGGCGTGGTAGACAATACCTCAAACCCTCTAGCAACATACGGCTGTGTGTGCGGGATGAAGCACATAGAAATTATCACAATGAAGCACACGGTCCACGCCTCATCTTTCCATGATTCGTTAGAACCCTGGGCCATGATCTTTTCCCAAGACGCCTCGTGCGTAGCGGCAACCTTCATGACCTCAGCTTCTGCTTCAGCTTTTGCAACCTTAGCTCTGGATGCGGCGGCTTTCTCTTCAGCCTTACCCTTTATCCATCCACCGGCAATGTCCCCAATCATGGGAAGTAGTGCTTGAATCATTTGTCAGACCCTCTCGACTGGTACGCGCTGGCTCCGAAGAAACTAGCAACAAGGGCGGACACTGCTATGAAGTATGTCCCTGCGATGTCAGTGATAAGGCTAGCCGCTTTATCAAGTCCGACAAGGCTACATATAAAAATACCACTGGGATAAAGCAGTAAACCAAAGAGCGCAAACCACGCCATCTTCCTGATCGAATCTCTTTGAGCGTCCTCATCTTCCATCTTACGACGGCGATCCTCAAGTTCAATAAGAGCAAGCTCATCCGAATCGATAACGCCATTCTTGTCCTTATCATAGGTATCCAATATCTTACTCATCTCAGTACCTCAACAGATCCTTTCTTGACTTTCTTGGGTACGCAGTAAGCGTCCACCTTACGCTTGGCCCAGTAATTGTAACGCCACTTCCCGGTTCTTTCAGCAAAGTAATTACACCGATTGATGCTATACCAGTACGATGTATCTTGTGGCTGTGGCTTCCCGTCAATCACAATTATCAACGCGAAGACCAGGATCATCTACTTTCCTTTAAGACTAATAATCCAAAGTAGTAAGGCCACGGCCCCGCCCACCACACCGAGAACAGCAATGCCGACAGCAGTATAAATAAATCCATTCTGTATGGCTTTTTTCTTAGCCAGTCTTTTAGCTTCCTCACGCTTCTTTTCGTTCTCGCGCATCTGCTTACGGTTAGCCATGAAGGTGCAATAATCCGTCCAAAGATTTGCGCGGCCTCCATACACCATTAAATCTTTCAGTTGAGCCTCCTTAGACTTGATGTCCTCTAAGGCCCAGAAGGCGTCAGCGTCTCCCTGAGCGGCATCAGCCTGTATCTTTTCCTTGGCATCTGCGAGCTTGGTCAAGTCCTTGCCCATAGCCCCAATACTGGATACATCCTGAATGTTTTGGCACATCTCTTTCAGGGCGCCAATCGCCTCGTTCGCGGCTTTGACTGCGCTGATTGCAAGGCCGATCTCGACGAGCATCTAGGTCATCTTCATTAGGATAGCGACAAGCATGGCAATGATACTCCCCGCTGTTGCAATCATGACGCCCTCAATTCTCTTGATGCGAAGAATAGTTTCCTTCCAACGCTCACCGCATACCGCTTCGTGCGCGACTAATTTAGTTTCGATGCTGTCAATTCTTTTGTGGGCCGAAGCCACGGTGCGCTTATCCATACTCCGCCTCCAGAAGGTCTAATGACTCCATTGAATGAACTTCTTCAGTATAACTAAACGCATTACCTTCAGCATCTTCCCCGGCTCCACCTAGACTCATTGCCTCTTCGTGGCTTTCTGCTTCGACAGTATACTTTCGCGTTGACTCTACTTTTACCCAAACATAATATGACGGCATTTTATTGACCCCTTGTTTCCCTTAAGTACCAATCATGATTCCGCAGACATCCTGAAATGCTTGAGTGTCTGTACTATAATTGCTTGATGTATTGAGGTAATGAGCAATCCTGAACGAATACAATGTGTTAGCGTTAAGGTTAAAGAAAGGACTTCTCATCCAGTAAGTTTGGTTATTGCCCGCGCCAGATGTTTCAACATAGCAGTAAGCGGCCCCAGTAGTTGGCAAAAGTGAATTGCCGGCTCCGCTGAGAGCCACAGGGTATACGCCAGAGCCATTGTATCCATTAAAAATTCCAGTATGACTCGATGACGTACCGCTGACATCCTGGTTCCACCTATTACTAAGAGTGCCAGCGGAAATATTTGCATAAGAAAGTTGGTTCGGGTTATAAGCCAAAGGATCGGTCCTACTTAGGGTAGTTGTTTGCCATTGAGTCCAACTTGTATTTTTCCATTCATTCCAAATGGTAGTATTGCGAACGATCTGAACAGCAACGTAGGTCATGTCATGATAATAAGTGGCGACATTATTAGGCCCATCAGAATTTGTATTTTTGAACTTGTAGCCTAAGTAAAGCCTATGGGAAGTTTGACTGGGACCTGTAGTGTATATAAAATTTGTGACCCTTGAACTTACGTTAACATTACTCGAAGAGGATCTTTCCCCAAATGGAGTCCATGTCAGAGGAGTGTTAAGAGTTAAAGTGTCTTGGTAAGTTACGCTATAAGGAGCCACCCACTGAGGCCATAAATTCGCTCGCTGGTAATGCGCAACAGAGTTTGCATCAAAAACACCGCTAGCTTGGATGATGTTTACGACTGAGGCGGCACCAATCTGAGATCCATTTTCATACATCCGTGCCATTACGAAATCTCATCCCAACAACAGGTAAGTGTGACGGTGTTACTAGACGCCGCAAACGCCTTAATAAGCCTGGCCTCTTTAAGGTAAACCGGATTATCCCTGCCTATTATGACAATCACTGTGTCAGGAGGAACATTAAGTTGGTAAGCGATATTAAGTTGAGTTACGGTGGTGCCTATCGTGACTGTTACCTGGCCCGTAGAAGAACCCGAACGATTGCTTACAAACAGAGTATGAACTTTATACATCTTTCCTGAAGAAGATGCATTCTCCACTATCGTGTTGGAGTTTGTATTAAGATCCGTGGTTATAGATCCACCGTAAATGTTTGTTGCGGTAGCTAAATTTGGGTTTGCCATATCGAATCCTTATCCAAATACCATTGCCAGTATAATCGCCTTGCCTTGAGACAATCCACCACCACCACCACCGCTGGGGGCCGCAAGCTCGATGATCCCGTCTGTGGCATTGTACGTCATCACGTCTCCGTCTGACGCCCCAGCTTGCAAGCCCGGAAGCCTGAACCTAGTGTTATCGCTATTGCCTATCGTAATCTCTCCGTCCACCGTTCCAGAACTTGCATCGGCCAGATCACCAATAACAATGTTCTCACTACCAGTGGTGATGTTGTCGCCAGCGCGTTGCCCAATACCAATATTGTTCGTGGCATCAGAAAAGTTTCCCGGCCCGACGCCATACAAAGCCCGATACCCGATAGCAATGTTGCCACTAACATTTGCGCTATTACTGCCAGACATCGACTGCAAACCAATGCAGACATTCCGGCCTCCAGTAGTTACGACGCCACCAGACTGAGTTCCTACCATTGTATTTGAGTCACCTTCAGTCAGACTTCTGGTGCCCGATCCGACAATAACATTAAATACGGCTCCACTTGTAAGATCTGGAGCACTGCCTAATAACACCAAATTTCCAGTTCCTGGACTAGTAGCGGCATCACTTAGGTCATCAAGGGCTGAAGCGCCACCACCCGCACCCGCATCAGCAAACGACAAGGAGCCAGAGCCGTCAGTGGTAATGACTTGACCAGCCGTCCCGTCAGCAGTCGGTAAATAGTAGGCGGTATTAATCTTTGTTCCAGTGGTATCGCAAGCAA